CGCTGATGATGGTAAAACTAAGATTACAGATACATTTATTTTAGATGGATTTAAAAATAAAGTAACTAAATCCAGTGGCGATACATGGGATAACGCTGATTCTAAAATTTATGAAGATATTGAAGAGATGTCTGGAACTATTGCCGATGAAACTGGCACAGTACCAACAGTAGCATTTATGTCCAGAAATGTAGGTAAGTATCTTTTAAATAACACACAAATCAAAGAATTTTTAAATGTGTCTAATGCCGCTAACTTGAAATTAATGAGCTTTGCTCCTAGAGTTATGGGACCTAATATCACTCGTTTTGGCTATATTGACTCTTTAGACTTAGAAATTTATATCTATAACGGAAGTTATATGAGTGATAATGGCAAGCTTACAAAATTTATTCCAGATGATTTCTTTGTTATGGGTAATCCAGGAAAAGGAAAAAGACTTTATGGAGCAATTACTCAGCTTGAAGATGATAAACAGTGGCATAGCTATGCTAGTAAATACGTTCCAAAAGTATTTACAGATGTTAATAGTGATGTCAAAGAATTGCGTGTGGCATCCAGATGCATTATGATTCCAGAAAATGTAGATGATATTGGTGTAATTAAAGTTAAAAGTTGAGGTAACATTATGGCGGTTTTACATGTAAAAAAATTTAATTTAGATTATAAAGGTAAGCGTTATAAAGCTGGCGATTTAGTGCAAATGAGTGATGTAGAGGCTAAGAAGTTAGCCTCGTCTGCTCCAGGTGAATTTGAAATTATAGAAGTTAAAGATATTGTAGAAAAAGAGAAAGCACCTGAAGCTGAAACACCTGAAGTTGAAAATATTGAAGATGTTGAAGATGAAGAAGATATGGAATTACCAAGTGTAAATCCTAAATTAGCTATAAAAAAATGAGTGAGTTTAAAGAATGACTTAGATATATTTATAAATTACGATGAGTTTGCTGAAGAATGTGAACTACAGGGGAAAAAGCTTTTTGCTGTGTTAGATGACGATACTATGCAAAAAGCTACTTTTGATAAAAGTAGCGATGTATATGATGGTGTATATGATGCCGTTTATACGAAAAAATATACGCTATACGTAAAGACAAAAGATTTAGATGAAAGAATTGTAGAAGGAATGGATGTTGAATTAAATTCAAATTCGTATAATGTAAAAAATGTAGAAGAAGATATGGGCATAACTATCTTATCTTTAGAAGGTTTTAATACATGTTAATAACTATAAAAGAAAATGGAAATGAAATAGAAAAAGCTATACAAAAATTATCTGGTATGCCAAAAGAAACAAATTTAGCTATTACAAGAGCTGCTAATAGAGCTATACAGCAAGCTAAAACTGCTGGTAGTAAAAAAACTAGAAGCACATATAATATACAAAAATCTAATTTAGACTCTAGGATAAACATCATTAGAGGAAATATGGCCAAATTTATTGTTAGAGGGCGACCTTTAAAAGCTGTTAATTTTAGAAATACACGAAGGAAAAAAGGTGTATTTGTTCAGGTTAAAAAAGGTCAAGGCGGATTGATAAATGGAGCTTTTTATACAGTTGTAAATTCTGGTTTAGGTATTTTTACTAGAAGAACCAAAAAAAGATTACCTATAGACATGAAATATGGCCCATCTGTGGCACAAATGTTTGGTAATCCAGATGTTGTAGAAGAAATAAAAGATGTTGGTGCCAAGGCGTTTGAAACTAGATTAAAGCATGAAGTAGAAAGGATATTAGAAAGATGACACCTTTAATATGTGCTATGGATATGGTTGAGTATTTAAAAAGTGTTTTCAAAGAGCATATACAAGAGGAAGGTGCTAAATCTAAAGATATCTTAATAAAAGATGGATTTTTACCTAGGGCAACAACGGAAGACGAAAAAAGAAGAATGACACCAGCAATAATTGTCACACCTGTTTTAATAACGACACCAAAACCTACGCTTGATGAAGACTCAACTGTTAAATTAGAAATAAATGTGCTTACGTATTCTAAGGATAAAATGGAAGGGCATAGGGAATTATTTCACATATTGGAGAAAATTCGTATGGCCATATTTAAAAAACCAATATTGGCCAAAAAATTTAGTTTGTCTTCTGAACACGATGTAAAAGCGACAATTCCATATGACCAACCTTATCCGCAATGGTGGGCACTTATAGAAGTGTATTACACAATTGGCAGGGTAATAGAAGAAGGTTTATTTAAAGAGAAGGGAGATTTTGAATGGAAGTACAATCCCAAATTGAATATATAGAAAAAAAGACTACTAAGGCTAATAAAGCTCAAGGTAGTCTTTTTTATTTAGGCCCAACAATAAAAAGGTATGGATTATGTAAAAATACAATATTTACCGAGTTCCCTGAAAGTATAGTTACTGGTGAATTGGTAAGTAAAATTCCGCTTATTAAATTATTGTTTGTTAAAACAGGTAAATTATCTGAGTCAAGAAAGCTTTTAACAACAAAAGGAACCAGTATAAATAAAGCGTTTAATCAAGCTAAGGAGGCAATTATTAATGGCATTTAAACATGGAGCGTATTATAGCGAACAAGCTACAAGTATTATTTCACCTGCATCTATAGATGCTGGTATGCCAGTAGTTTTTGGTACAGCACCTGTACATTTAGCAAATGAAGTAAATGTAAATAAACCTATTTTATGCAATAGCTACGAAGAAGCTGTTACAGCACTTGGATATAGTGAGGATTGGGAAAAATATACATTATGTGAGGTTATGTACAGTCAGTTTTCTCTTTTTGGTTATAGCCCAATTGTTTTTGTTAATGTTTTGGATCCAGCAAAACATAAAGAGAGTACTAGCGATGAAACTATAATCGTTACAGATGGAAAGGCTAGTATCAGTGAACCTGTAATACTTTCTACTTTGAAAGTAAAAAAAGCAAGTGCAGGGGAAGAGCTTATTTTAGATACGGATTATACAGCAACTTATGATGATAATGAAGTATTACAAATTGAGTTAATCAGTGAAGAAGCTAAAGAATTAGAAAGTATCTATTGTGATTATGATAAAATTGATGCCTCTTTGGTACAAAAAGAAGATATTATTGGCGGTGTTGATGTTTCTACAGGAGCATTAAAAGGATTAGAGCTTATTGAAGAAATCTTTCCTAGAACATTAAAAG